TTGTTAAGCGGTCATTTTCGGCGGTGTGAGAGCCGTTCTGTAACCAACTTGGGGGTGTGCGTAATGCCATTTATTCTCCTAGATGTAGGCGTTTCTCCACGAAACGCTTGCAGAGGTTGTACCCGCAAGTGTACCTGAACCATTGTAATAGAAAGCGTTGTTTCCGGGTTGAGCATAGAACCAGTTAGAGTTACCCGCTAATAGATTACGCGCAGGGTTTCCGTTAAGAGTGATCGTCTTAGCTCCAAGGTCAATCACGCAAACATCGGTATTTGAGAAAGCGTAATTCAAAGTCAAATAGGTGCTAGTTGTGTTGTTGCCAAATACAGGGTTAGTGATCGGCCCATTCAAGGTAATAACAGGATAGGTGTTTGTTTGACCTGCATTAAATACAGGGGTATTTGGATTGTAAATACCTGATAAATAGGTCAAGTTGTAAGTACGGTTGTATGTGCGACCTAGAGGGCCGTCAAGACCCAAGGTAGCCGATAGAAGGCTGTTGTCATAGGCGCGTGGGTCAGGGCAGAAGAATGTCCATTGAGAGGTGATGTAGCCGTAGGTAAATTCAGGGGTAATGATGGTCTTGGCATCGCGCACACGAGCGTTGAAGAATTGAAGATTGTTCGCTGCTGATAGTTGAAATTGAAGCGGGGTCGTACCTGTCTGCTGAGGTTGAACGGCAGCTTTGAGAAGGTTGAAGTTTGCTTGCGCTGTAAAAGTTGTGAAATTAACTACTTGACCGCCTGAGATATAGGTATCGCTCAGAGTCACAGGGATAGTAAATGTTGTCGCAGATGTGACGGTGATTGTTTGAGAGTTGCGGTTAAATCCAGCACCCGCAGTACCCGTTGGGTTACCGCTAGAAAGAACTCCTGTGATGGTGACTACTTGACCTGTTGTATAGCCGTGAGCGATTGTTGTTGTGTAGGTGATCGTAGAACCGCTTGCTAGGGCAGTTGAAACAGGAACGCTTGGCTGACCTGAAAGAGTAAGAATAGTGAGAGTGATCGTTCTACCACCCAAGAAATCTCGACCCGAGAACATACCATCGTTGAAGCCTTGGGTATCGTCTTGGTTACGAATGACAGGTAGGTTGGTAATACCATCAGCAGCAGTTATTTGATACGGCGAGTTTGCGCCGCCAAAGGTAAAGCCATTCCAAGCAAACGAATAGTTATTGAGCGCGGTTACTGTAGCCATTAGTCTGTTGCCAAATCTGTGTAGGCAATTCCATTATTAACTCCTGCGTTTTGTAGAACTAATGGCGCGCCTAAAGTTAATCCATTTATTGTTGAATTTTGTATATCTGTAATAGGTGTTGGAGAGGCAATATGATTGGTTTGATTAAAGGTAATTCCGCTTGAAGATGAAACTGCTCCAATTCCCGGGCCATAAGTTACACCATAACCCATTCCCCCACCTAAACCACCATAATTTCCATAACCGGTATTAGAGGTTGTTTTAGGTGTATATCCAGCACCACTAGCAACACCACCAACGCCAAGACCTGCCAACGCTGAGTTAATAGTCTTAAGAGAGTCAAGCATAGACTTCATAATATCTGCCATTTTGTTATTAAGCGCAGTAGCAGCATCAGCCAAAGAGTTAGACAAGGCTTGAGCAGCATCGGCTAGTTGATTTTGATACGAGGTATTCATATCAGCCATTTGGTTTTGGTAGCTCTGTAGAGCATCTGCCATTGACTTGTCGCGGTCTTTAGCCAACTGAGTAAGAGTTGTTTGAAGATCGGTTTGGATTTGCGCTTCGGCATCCTTAGAGTCAGAAGCAACCTTATCAAGTGCTGCTTTAAGGTCTGTTCCAACCTTGGTGTAAGAAGCGGTTAATTGCTCGGTGGCTAGTTGTCCACCTTGATTCATACTTGTAGCAAGTTTGTCTAAGCCGTGATTTGAAGTATCTTGGATGTTGGCGTAAAGGTCTTGTAGCGAACTTGTAGTGGTTGGGTCAGCCTTCATCAAAGCCTGAGCAAGTTGATCGCCAATCTTAGGGCCTTGTGCGATGACTTGATCAATGAATGTCTGTGTATATCCAAGACCTGCTAACTTGCCGGCATCGTCTTGTAATTGTTGAATAGACTTGAGGTGATCTTGCATCTGCTTGACAAGATCGCCAGCACCTACTGTAAATCCACCCTTAATGCCATCTGCAAACTTACTTCCAATATCAAAGCCTGCTACATTTGAGAAGGCATTTCTCATCAAGTCAATAGATTGCTGAGTTATGGCGAGTTGTTGATCGGCTGCTGCCTTTTGAGCATCGGCAATCTTTTGAGCCGTATCCTTTTGAAGCGTAACTAACTTATCAGCAGCAGTTTTTTCGGCATTGAGTTTATTGGTGTTGTAAGTATCTAAAATTGAATTTTGTTGTTGCTTGTAATCGCGGTCTAGCTTTGTTAGTTGTTGTTGATGGTCGCGCTCAATAGTTTCTACGCGCTGTGCGTTATCGCGCCTAATAACAGCAACTTGTTGAGCGTTATCGCGTTCTGCAACGGCAGTCTTATCAAGAGCATCTTGAGCCACCTTTGCCAAAGCATCCATCTGAGTTTTAATTTTGGCTTGACGATCTGCTGCTGCTTTTGCGGCGGCTGCGGCGGCTGCCACATTAACAGGGGTACGACCTCCACCGATAGCGGCAGCAGAGTTTTCTGTATTTTGATATTCGTAAGCAAACATATTTTGTTTTGGTTGGCTTGCGTTATACGCTGCTAATCGTTCTTTATACAGAGCCATAGCAGCCCCGTAACCTTTACCGCCAGTAGTAGGTTTTTGTGGTGGGCCTTGATCTGTTCCTGCTTTATAGAATCCGTATCCAGTTGCCGCAGCAACACCAACCATAGCGGTTATTGGATTGGCTACTACAGCTCTAACTAAACCAGCAACCGCGCCTCTTGCACCCGCAGCAGCCTCAGCAGCAGCCGCTTCTTCTGCGCTCTTTGCTACTAATCCCCAAGCGACAGCAATACTTCTAATTGCAGCAAGTAAAGCATCTATTTTTGGAGCAGCAAATATAGCGATCATTGCGCCTGTAATAAATTCCAACGGAGTCTTAAGGTCTGACAATACTTTGCCAAATTTTTCAAGCGCAGGGAAAAGAGTGCCGTTAATCCAGTTTGCTAATTTAGTAATGGTAGGTATAAGTTTTTCGCCAAGTGCTACTTGCATATCATCAAATTTGGCTTTAGTAATATCTAATTGACCACCAAGAGTGCCGGCAAAAGCATCTGCCGCTCCGTGTGCGCGATCTTCAACAGTTTTAAGAATTTCAGCAAAAGAAGCACCCTTGGGAATAGTTACGCCAAGTTTGATACCTAAGTCAGCAAGACCACGCGCTCCACCTGCGGTCGAACGAGCAAGCAAGTCTGCTGCATCGGCTAATGAAATCTGTTTGAAGCGAGCTAGGTCTGCTACAACATTCATTGCGTTTGTAGCGGTTACTACGCTACCTGTGGCTGCTGTAAGTTTTGCTATTGAGGCATAAGTCTGATCGTGGGTGAAACCTAAATTCACCATAGTCTTTGCGTATTTTTCAACTATTGGAGTTGCGGCTGCAAAGTTTTGTCCTGCATCTTTAACGGCGGTTTGTAGGTTGGCTTGCGCTGCTTGGGTTTTTATTACGGCATCGCCCATACCCTTTAGACCTTCAACAACCTTGTTTATGCCCTCTGCCAAAATGTTGCCTGCAAATACGCCAGCCATTGTGGTCTTAAGTGAGCCAAACTTGCTCTCTTGGGCTTTAGCGGCATTACCGATCTTGTTTAAGCCTTCGGTAGCTTGATTGACGGCTGCGGTGAGGTTGGAGAGTTGAACTAATACTTCAACATTTAGATTAGGGATGTCACCTGCCATTTACAATCCCCTCATTGCTGCTTTGAAGAAACCCTGCATAATCATTTCTGCTTTGCCTGATTCAACTACTTGATTACGCGCAGGTCGCATATAAGGGTATTTTACCCCACTTTTCCATCGTGACGAGCCTTCTTCAACAGCGCGAGCATATTCAGCGTTAGATGAAACTGTTGCTACATAACTTGCAAAACCAACTCGCCTTACAGGTTCAGCAAGAATGTTCCAAAAAAGATTTCCTGTTGCATAGTTAGGGCCTTCACCTGTACCGGGGCCTTTGTGTGGTCTATGCCTAAGTTTGCCGTTTTTTTGAATAGGTCTATTAACGGTTGTATGAGTGATGCGCCTTGCTTGTGTCCAAACAGCAATAGTAATTTGTCTAGCGGCAAGTTCCCCCGCTATATCCATACGCCTTTTCCAGTTGTTGAGAGCAGCAACTACTTCGGGAAGGTTGTTGGTCACTTCTGCTCCATCTGCTCGATCTTCACCTGCTCTACGGTGTCAGCGATTGCCAACAACCAATCTGAACGCCCGGCAGGTAAGTTATCTACCTGTTCAGGTGTCCAGCCGAACCGATCTGCAAACTTGAAGTAGTACCACTCCCTGTCAGGGTAATCAAACTCATCTGAGCGTTGAAAACCCTTAAGTAATCCTTTTAGGCGTTCGAGCCGTCTAAAGGGCTATCAGGGTTCGCGCGGTTTTTATCTGTGTCTGCTAGATCAGGGAACAAATCTTTAGTTAAGTCCTCTGTGAATTTCATTAGTTCTACATAATCTTTGATTGGCAGTTCTTCAATGGAATCTTCTTTAACAGAAGGAATCATTAGGTCATAAGACCAATCTTCAATGATTGTGACGAGTAGAGCGTTACCAATAGCAATACCTTTTTCAGCATCACTAGCTCCGTTACCTGCAAGAACAATACGATTGCGGTCTTTTACCTTGAGGCTTTCAGCATCTCTAATAGTTACTGTTGCGCCTGACTTTAAGTTAATTTTCTTTGACATATTTTGCCTTTCGATAGATTGCCTTTAGATTATCCTAGCAAAAAAGGGCAATAGGGGCGCGGGAGTTGGGGCAAAATGAAACCAACTCGACCTGCCGCCCCTACTGCGTTCTAGGGTTTAAGCGACTGAGGTTGTTACAGCGTTCTTGACAACC